ACTATTAAACTAATTGAAATCAACTATAATAAAGTTATTAGCGATAATGACGTTGCTGACGCTTGTGGTATCGGTCATTGGGCTATTAATAATTGGAATAAAGCAATGAGGATTGAGGAATAATGCCAGAGTTAAATGCTAACATACCGCCAATTGAATGTTATGTTCGTGGTAATTTCTTAAGAGATCAAGAAGACAGTCATGATAAATATTTTCCATGTGTAATTTTTGGAGTATCAAGTATTAAGAGTAGAAGTCCTTTGTTTCATTTTTTAATGGAAGACGGAGGAATCTGGTGGAGAATGCCAATTAATGCCTTTTGCACAAAACCAGGAGTTCCTGAAGAACCAATTTATAATCTTGTGCTTTGGAACTCTTTTAGTCCACACATAACAGTTACAAAATTTGAAAACTTAAGCAATATGAGAATGTCATATATAGATAGAAATAAAAATAACGTTGGTGGAAAATATTTATTTACCTTAGACTGGCACAATCCAGAAAGCAATATTTTAGACGATGGATATTCAGAAAGTCCAGGGCAACATAAATGTGGTCATGTTATTCAAAGAGATGATGGAAATTTTGCGGTACAACCTAATAACCGTATTAGATTAAAAGAACCATCATTTGTAACCAAGAAAGATCTAGTAATACAAAGACTTATAAATACAAATAAGTGGGATGTTGAGAGTTATGATAAATGGGTTTTAGAAGACTCAAATGCGTATGACTATGATATTTCTGAAAAAGAAATTGACAAATAATCTTATGACTGCTAAACTGTATACAAGCGAGGCTTGGCTCCGTAAAAGGTTTGTTATGGACAAAAAGTCTCCACAAGATATTGCCAAGGAGTGTGGAACTAGTGTTGAGACTATCTACGTCTACCTTGCAAAATTTGGATTAAGGAAATCAAAGAGATGAAACTAGAGCCAGTTTATAAAGATGTAAAAAGTTTTAAATGTGACGATTTATATCTTCATTCTATCGGTGCTCCATCTGGTAAAGAAATTTGGTCAACATGTCATGAAATTGCACAAATGCTTATTGATAAAAATATTGCGTATGGCGATTCTGCCCTTGATCCTGTAAGAATTTTTAGCAAGTCAGATCCAGCAGAACAACTTAAAGTTAGAATTGATGACAAACTAAGTCGTCTTATGAAAGGCACAGACTATCCTGGAGATAATGACATTGATGACTTAATAGGATATTTAGTTTTATTAAAAATAGCAAAGGAAAAAAATGTCAACTGAAACGGAACTAATTGAGCATCTTGATGAAGTTAATAAGGTAGTTACAGAATATCTTAAAGGTCAAGATCCAACAAAAATTTCTAAAGAGTTAGACATTCCACGTACTCGTGTTGTTTCATTAATTAACGAGTGGAAGGTTATGGCTTCTGCCAACGATGCGATTCGTGCTCGTGCCAAAGAGGCTCTTGCTGGTGCTGACACGCACTATACAAAACTTATCACAAAGGCCTATGAAGTAATTGATGAATCAAGCATGACTAATAATCTTAGTGCAAAAACTCAAGCAATAAAATTAGTAATGGATATTGAAAAATCTAGAATTGAAATGTTACAAAAAGCAGGACTTTTAGAAAACAAAGAACTTGCAGAAGAGATGGTTGAAATTGAAAGACGACAAGAAGTTCTTGTTGAAATCTTAAGAGACATTGCATCAACCCATCCTGAAGTTCGTGATTTAATTATGAGACGTCTTTCTCAGATTGCCAAAGAAGGAGAGGTAATCACAATTGTCCAAGATGTTCAATGATTTTTTAGAAGTTTTAAAAGAAAATCAATTTGATGAAATTCCAGTAGACGCAAAAACATTTGTTGAGTCTGCTGATTATCTTGGCCAGCCAGAATTATCTTTAATCCAATATGAAATTGTAGAAGCAATGAGTCAGATTTATCGTAAAGAAGAATTACAAGAAATATTTGGATCTGTTGCTGGCGCTCAGTATTATGATAAATATACTAAAAATGAAATTATTTTGCAACTTGGAAAAGGATCTGGAAAAGACTTTGTTTCAACGGTAGCCTGTGCATATATAGTATATAAATTATTATGTCTTAAAGATCCTGCTAGATATTATGGAAAACCAAGCGGGGATGCAATTGATATCATAAACGTAGCCATTAACGCACAACAAGCAAAGAACGTATTCTTTAAAGGATTTAAAACTAAGATAGAAAAATCACCATGGTTTGCAGGAAAGTATAATGCAAAGGCTGATAGTGTTGAGTTTGATAAATCAATTACGGTTTACTCTGGACATTCAGAAAGAGAATCGCATGAAGGTTTAAATTTATTACTTGCAGTACTTGATGAAATTTCTGGTTTTGCATCTGAAGTTGGAACTGGCAATGAGCAAGGTAAGACTGCAGAAAATATTTATAAAGCATTTCGTGGATCAGTGGATTCTCGTTTTCCAGATTTAGGTAAGGTAGTATTGCTTTCGTTTCCCCGTTATCAAGGTGACTTTATTTCTAAAAGATATGAAGATGTTATTGCAGAAAAAGAAACTATTGAAAAGAAACATATTTTTATTATGAATGAAGATTTGCCACATGATGATTCAAACAATCAATTTGAAATTGCATGGGAAGAAGATACAATTATTTCTTATAAGGTTCCAAAAGTCTTAGCACTTAAAAAAACAACATGGGATGTAAACCCTACTAGAAAAATAGATGATTTTAAATTAGCATTTTACACAGACCTTGGCGATGCCATGATGCGCTTTGCATGTACGCCAACATTTGCATCAGATGCATTTTTTAAACAAAAAGATAAATTAGAAAAATGCATGACATTAAGAAATCCAGTTGACAACTTTAGAAGGTTTGACGAATCATTTAAACCTGATCCAGAAAAAATATATTATATTCATGCTGACCTTGCACAAAAACATGACAAGTGTGCTGTAGCAATTGCTCACGTAGACAAGTGGGTAAACATTCAAGTTATTAAAGATTATCAGCAAGTAGCGCCAATGGTTATTGTTGATGCAGTTGCTTGGTGGGAACCAAAAGCAGAAGGTCCAGTTAATTTGTCAGAAGTAAAACAATGGATCATTAATCTACGCAGACAAGGATTTAATATTGGAGTTGTTTCATTTGACCGTTGGCAATCATTTGACATTCAGCAAGAACTAAAAGCGGTAGGCATAAAAACCGATACAGTTTCTGTTGCAAAAAAACACTACGAAGATTTAGCAATGATGATATATGAAGAGAGAGTTGCAATACCAAGAATTCCTTTGTTACTGGAAGAAATGTCAGAACTCAAAATTATGAAAAATACTAGAGTTGACCATCCACGTAAAAAATCTAAGGACCTAGCAGATGCTGTATGTGGCGCTGTGTTTGGAGCAATATCACATACACCTAAAGATTCTAACCATGAGATTGAGATTCACACTTGGTCTACCTCTACACGACTTGCAGAGAAGCAGAGGGCTATGGTAGAATTAGACAACAAGGAAATGCCTAACGATGTTAGAGATTTTCTTGATAGATTAAACGTAATATAAAACTAACGAGGAGAATAATGAATTCATTTAAAAAAGTCGCTTTAGTTATGGCTGCAGCCGTAGCAAGCACATTTTTGGTTGCAGTTCCTCAAGCGTCAGCAGCAATTAGTGGTGGATATGAACTATCCTCTACTCTTGCTAATGGTGCTCGTGGTGTAACCGTATTATCGTCTGATGCTGACAAGGCAGAGGCTGGTGTTAATTCAGTTATTGCATTAACAACATCTGATACCCTTGCTTCAACAGCAGAGGATAATGTATCTTTAGAAATTGCTGGACCTGCTATTTTCGGTGCTTACACAGCAGCGGGTAGCAACGCAGCAACTCTAGCACTTACCAATCTTGGTAAGACATTTACATTTACAGCAGCAACATCAACTGCAGTAAATTTACCTTCACCAGTCTTGGTTAACGTTACTGGAGCAGGTACAGTTACAATTACACAAAAGAAGAAGGTTGGATCAACCACTTCTGTAATTGACATTAAAACAATTTATGCAGGAACAACTGCAAAGACAGATATATTTTCTGTAGCAGATTCTTTGGGTCGTGTACAAGATACATCAACACAGGGAACACTTACCTCTTCATCAGATGTTGCAGATTCAACAACTGTTGTTAATGGTGGCACAGGATATGTAAATGTTTTGGCACGAGATGGCTGGGCACAGACAATGGCAACAAATGGCGTATTGCAAGCAAATGCAACCAATGGCGCAATTGTTTCATGGGATGCAACTCCATCTGTTCAGGCTTCATTTGCAGTAAAAACAGGAACTGGCGGAGTTCTTTATGTTAAGCAGGGTACTGCTAACGAAAACAAGCCAGTAGTAGCAACCATTACAGTTTCATACAATGGCGTTACTTTTTCTACAAAAACAATTACATTCACAGGCCGTGCATCAACAATTGCCGTAACAGGTGTTGACATTGCACAGGCAGGCGGAGCACGTACTGGAACTTATGATTTTGTTGTCAAGGATTCTTCTGGTAATCAGTTATCTGGAGTTACTCCAACTGCTGATACAACCAAGTACACATCACAAGTTACTGCATTATCAGTAGGTGGAGCATCCTCTGCTACTGCTGTTGCAACTGGCGGATGGACATGTGCTTCAACTTCAGGATCTGCAACTGTACGTTTACAATTCACACACTCAGATGCAACAGTAATCTACTCAAATGATTTTGTTGCAGCATGTGCTAGTGGTGTAAATAAGTACACAGCATCTCTTGATAAAAAAGAATATAAAGCAGGAGAACTTGCAACTCTAACAATCTCAGCAACAGATGTAAATGGTGCTAAGGTTCACGGTGGAGCAACTCTTGGTGCTGGCGTAGCAATTTCAGGTGGTCAACTAACACCAGTTACTGCTCCAACATCTGCAGACCTATTTGATGCAGCAGGAACAAGAGTAATCAAGTTCACTGTTGGCAATACAACTGGTTCTTTCAACATGATTGTTGATCTTCCAGCATACGTATCAACTGATTCTGCAAAGACTGTTGCATACTCAATTATTGATGCATCTGGATCTGTTACAAACGCTCAAATCTTGCAATCAATCGTTGCACTTATTGCAACAATTAACAAGCAAATTGCAGCACTACAGAAATTAATTCTCGCAAGAAAATAATTTCTTAATAAAATTAGAGGGTAGATTAATTTCTACCCTCTTTTTTTGTGATTAAAAATGGTATAATTACTAGTACAATTACACATCGGAGATGCCCCCTAATTGACAAACCTTAAACGAAGACTAATATTAGCCTTTGGGGTAGGGTTATGCGTAACAATTTTTGGAGTTATGGCTCCAGATCGTGCTCACGCTACAGAAAATCAAGAGCAAGTTGTTGTTAGTCCTGCTCAACAGGCAGTTAATACAGCACTTGCAACCGCTACTACAGAGGTTCAGCAAGCCATTACAGCCACTGAAACGGCATTGGTAGAGGTAACACAAGCACAAACCGAATATTCCCAAGCCCAAGGTATTACAGCAGAGGTAGCCACAAAAATATCTTTGGCTAATACAGAAGTAAATAATGTTCAAACCGCTATTAATACTATTAACAGTGTTGATTTATCTGTCACCCCAATAGATCAAAGTTCTCAGGTAGTTCAAGATGCAAAGGCTACAGTAACTGTTGCAACTACCGCCATAAATAATATAACAACACAAATAACAGAGGCTCAGACAGCAATATCTGAAGCCGTTGCAGCAAAAACAGACGCATCTACAGCACAATCTACCGCACAAACAGAATTAACACAGGCAAACCTTGCTATTGATGCTGCTCAAACAGCAGTCAATAATTTACAAGCCACTATTGGAACAACTGTTAACGTTTTGGCTGGAGTAGACGATGCTGGTGTTCAAATGAACCTTCCATTCGGTATGCAAATGGGTGGCACTGTTTATAACAATGTATTCGTTGGATCAAATGCAACAATAACATTTGGAACAAATGAAGGATGGATTTATCATACAACTCCAGGAGCACCTTCAGTATCTATTGCTGGATGGGACTGGACTACTTGGAGTACAGGAACTGGAATTACATATTCAACCACTGGAACAAGTTTAGATATTGCTTG